TAATTTAACTATAAAACCGTCATTTGCTACTGATCCACTGTTCCAGTCTTGAATAATTTCAGTAACATTCATTGAAATATCCTTAGTACTTGGATATGTAAAATCTTGGGAAGCAGAAGATTGGTTTGTATACCAATCACCACCATCTGTAGTCCAAGCATTAGAACCTGATTCACTTCTCCATCCCCAAGAAACTCCATTATCTGTTTTAGGAGAATCTGCTGATCTACCAGTACCCATATTCCAAGCTCCGGATACAGGGTATGCTTCAATGGTATAATTTAAAGGTGAAACAGTAGCGTTTGCTAGGTATAATTTTAAACTAGAGGTAAAAGCCGATGCACCTACTTTATTTGTAATAACATCGCTTATATCCGTTGTTTTAAACTGAATTAGCGCACGTTTAACGGCAGGAACATCACCTTGAGCTGATGTATCGAGGTTAATAGCATTTGTATTTGAAACCTCTAATATTTCATCTCGTCCTGTGTTTTGAGCAGGATCCTTAGATGAGATATAAGCATCTTTTTCGGGAAATATTTTATATACTGCCATTTTCTTAGTTTGTTACTACTCTTCCTTGAATATCAGTTTCAGGGAATTTTAATTCAAATATAGATGGATCTAATGATGGATAAACTACCTCATCAATAGTAGCACCTCTCATATCGTAAGCGAACTCAGAATAATTTTCATTTGTTCCTACTTTATTTACGATTTCTAATTTTTTAACTGTTTGAACACCATCTATATTATCTAATACGTTTCTAACATTATTAATTAAAATAGGTTGATTTAGTTGCCATTTATCAATATCAAAGTAATCTATAAGAGCATTAATACAATTGTTTAATACCACTCTGTTATTAAAATTAGGTTGTAAAATAACATCAAAATTAACTCCAATATTAATAATAAAGGCATCTTTAATTACTACAGCGTCAGTTAACATTCTGTATTCGCCTAAGTAAGTAATTAAATTTTGTTTTAAAGCAGGATCTGCTATAGAAAGTTTACCTGTAGTATTTTTAGAAAGTAAATATAAAGATAATAGGTTTGTATCATAACTTCCTTCAGGTGTTCTTCTATTAGGTGAAATGGAAGCATCTTGTGTTACATATACTTTTGATACAACACCATATTTTGAAGGTAAAGATAAAGCTCTAATAGCATAATCGTCTTTAGTTACAGTACGTAACTGAGTTGGGTATTGGGCTATAGCATTTTGTCTAATATCTTCGTTTGTATCTCCATCTCCTCCTCCAGTAGCAGGTTTTAAGTTATTAAATGCTAAAGAATCTCTAACTGTTGATTGTAAAGTAGCATCTAGGTTTGAGCCAAAAAATGTTACTGTACCTGAAGATAATTGTGTAATTGAATTAGCAGGTACGTTTGAAGTAGCTCCTCCTCCTACAAGATATTCTACTGTTAAAGTAGTATTTGAAGGGGCTAAACCATAAGTTCTTGTATATAAGAAGTTAGCAGGATCCCAAGCTGTTAATAATTTATCAGTACCATAAGGTAATCCTAATCCTATATTATCGGGGTTAGGTATAATTACTTCGTCTTGTCCTGAAGATACTCCTGGTCCAAATTGTAATTCTAAAGTATTATTTGTTTTAAAACGTTTTACAAATCGTTTAGGTACCTTTTTAATTTTTAAAAGGTAAGGTGTAGTCTCGTTATATTGAAATAATTCAGGATCGTTAGCAGCTATATTGGTTTGAGGATCGAATATAGTTTCTTGGGCTAAATAAGGTACTTCATACCATCTAGCTCCATTTGTATCTGTTATCTTTACAATTTCAATTACATTATCGTCCTCAATTTGTACAGTAGAGAATTTTTGAGGAGTAGTAAATGAGAAGGTAGTTGTTTTTAGAGTACCTGCTGATGCTTTTGATGTTTTCTTTAATAAATAAAAATTGGGTTGGTTATTTGAATCTAAAGAGTAAACAGATATGTCTGTTGGATCATCACTTCCTGATACTGTAAAATCGATTTTATTTTCTAAATAGAATAATTGTGATGTATTAGTACTAGATTGTAATTGAGCTCCTTCATCTATAATCATAGCATAGTTAAAATCGGGAGCTACTCTACCACTTTGTATTGTAGCAGGTATAGTTTGGAATATATTTACATCAACTGTAGAAGCATTTGTTACTTGAGGAAAGTAACCATGGTTGTAAGCTAAAGAAAGTAAACTATTTCTTTGTTTAGCAAACTGTAAAAAGTTTTCTTGTACTTGATTGTCACCATAAAACGATAAAACGTCACCAATATAGGCAGCCATTTCGATTAACATCAAACCAGCAGATGTCTCTGAAAAATCGTTGTAAGTATTTGGGTAATAGACTTGGGCAAACTCTAGGAGTTTCTGTTTAAAGCTATCAAAGTCCTTATTTAAGTATGTTATTTCCTTAGACTCCGCCATTGGTTATGTTTATTTGAAGTTCGTCTTGTATATTGGTATTAATTACAGAGTAATTAAGATATATTGTTACAGTATAATTGTCGGGTGATTGAGATACATTTAATGAATTAATTTGTACTTGTGGAAAATATACTTCTACTCCACCTATAATTAAATCCTCTACTTGATCAGTTAGTTCGTCTGTTTGTTGTTCAAAAATCAAATCGCGAACACCTGAACCAAATGTGGGGTTCATTACTCTTTCTCTTTTACCTGTTAAGATAAAGTTTAAAAGGTTAGCTTTAACAGCATCTTTAGTAGTATATGTTGTGTTTATACCTGTAGGACCATTAAAAGGTAAATCAATACCTACACCGGTACTCGGTTTTAAATCTAAAACATCAACATTACGTACTATATATGCCATTATATTCTACCTGATTCTTTCATTTTACCCATTAAACCTGAAAAATCTGGTACAGCATCAATAGTAACTTGGTTAATATCAGTTGTTTTAGGTGCTGAGGCTAGCATATCGTCTGCTGATTGGACAACTTTAGTTGCACCACCTGGCATACCACCTGCGAATCCTACAGCGTCTTGTGCACTATATCCACCACCATTGATATTTCTCCAACCCCCTTCAGCATGTGTTTGATTTAATACATTAGCTAATGCCCCAACACCTTCAAATAAAGGTTTAGTTGGTTGTTGTGGTTGTGGTTCTTCAGTTAATTCAGATAATGAAGGTCTTTGTGTTTTTTGTTCTACAACCGGCTTCTGAACTACTTTAGTTTCAGTAATAGGAGTTTGCATAATCAAAGAAAGTTCTTCTTTAATTACGCTCCTTACTTCTTCTCGAATAATTTTTCTAAAAGCTTCTATTTTCATGATTATAAATATTTATTGTTCATTCTTTTTCTTAAACGCTGGTCTTAGTTTAATTTCAACTTTAGTACCATCTATTTTAATTCTGTATTTATCTCTAATTTCATCTTTATCTATACCTGTATTTACTTCTAGTTCAGTATATCCCTGTCTTAAAAGTAAACGGATCCATTTAGGTAATTCTTGTTTTTCTATTTCATCATAGTAATCATCAAATGGAGGTGGTGGTGGTTTGCGAGTTGGACTTGCTCCACCAAATTTAACTTCCCAATCTGTTCTTACTTTAGATCTTAAACCTTCATACCACTGTTTTGTTTTATTAGTTACTTCTGTAATTTTTTCAGGGTTTGGATCAATTGTATTTAAAACAGACTGTTTTAGATTAGCTGTAAATTCTTCAAAATTAAATTCATCAGCTCCAGGTTGAGACAATACACTAGATAAAGTATCTGAATCTGCACTAAATAATAATTTTACAGTTTCATTTATTTTATTTAATGATGGGTTAGATTGTACATACTCGTTAAAGGGTTGAGAAAGTAATTTATCTACATCAACAGATTTTTTATTAGATGATTTATTACCTGTTTCTCTAGCGGGTATATCAGTTTCTACTCTAGTAAAAGGTTCATTACCAATTCGTGTTTCAACAGGAGAATCAGGATTAATAGGTCTACCTTCTATAGAAGTCATAGGTTTTCCTGAAGTGTTGCTAGCTGCTCTATTATTTGCCTCTGCTTTTAAATTATTAGCAGCTAATTTATTTAATCCTATACTTTCAGCCATAGCTAAAGCATCATCATCAGATATTTGATTAGGCTCAACATCAGGGGTATTAATACCTATAATACCAAGTTCTTGATTACGTTTTAGAATAAATTTAAGCTCATTAACTATAGTAGCAATATTATTGTTATAAGTTAATTCTGTAGAAGCAACTATACGTTCATTTGAATCTAAAGCTATACCTCTTCTTCTAACTGAGGTTTGAGCATCTTCATCTATAGGTTTTTCTTCAGCTATTTTTAGAGTATATCCTAAATATTTTTCTATAAAGTTACCAAATATATCATCGGGATCAGCTATTCTAGCTTTTTCTTGATTCTCTAAAGCTCTTCTATCTGCTTCTTCGAGTAATTTTTGAACAATAGGATCATTTCTAAATTTATCAAATGTATAATATTTTAAACCACTTCTAAAAGCTTGTGCTTCACTTGTTTCAAAATTAACTCCTGTAGTTCTAGATATTAATTCTCCAAAAAATACTAAATTACCAAATTGATCAAATCCAAAAACATTTTCTCTAATTTCTAAAAGATAACCATTATTACCTTTAATAAATTTATTTCCTTGATTTATTTCATCGGCTTGAGCTCCTACCTCATCCCTTAAATCTTTTACTTCTTGAGTAGTATATGCATCAAATAAGGCATTATCTTCATCTGATAAACCATCTAAAGATTGAACTGATGAAATTGCTAGTTTGGCAGTTGCTCTTAATTTATCTGCTTGACCTGTGCCATTTAAGTTAGCACAACTTTCTAATTTAGCCGCTAATATACCACACTGTGCTGCTATTTCTTTTAGAAGTAATTTTATATAAGCAAGTTTACCTATAATAATTTCTAAATCTTTACTTATTTTTTCTAAAAACTGTATAGCTTTGTCTAGGGCATCTTCAACTTTAATTATAACTTCTATAAGAGGGGCTACTAACCCACCCGCAAATATACCAATAACTTTTAAGACTAATTTTATAGCTTTAACTACGGCTCTTAAAACTTTAAGGACTACAGTAACTATTTTAATTACGGCATTAATAGCTTTAAGTATAACTAAAATAAATGAAACAATTCCTGTTATAAATTTAACCCCCTGTTGAATTTTAGTTGCTAAAAAAGCTAATTCTTCGTATGGAATAAAGTCACGTAAAAATGAATTGGCTTCTTGTATTTGTTTTTTAAATATATTTTCTAATGAAAAATCAAAATTTACAAATGGCTCTAATTTTCTAAAGAAATCATTATATATTCTAGCTCTTTCATATACTTGACCCGCTGTTAAACCACCTTCAAGTACAGTTGCTACTTGACCTGTAGTTTGGGCTATTTCAGTACCTTGTTGGTTTATAGCTACTACGGTATCGTTAATAGGACCTATAGGATTATTTACTATTTTAACAATATCTTCAGCTAAATCAGCAAGTTTACCTAGTCCAGGTACTGATCTGATGTCTCTGATATCTTCAGCAAATTCAACTATACCTAATTCTCTTAGGGAATTAGTTACATCTCTAACTTCAGCAGCTAATTCTCTAGTGTCTGTAGTTATAGCTTTTTCAAATTCAACTTTAAATTTAGTATATTTAGCAAGAATAGGTTCTCCTTGTTCATCTACCCTAGTATTACCATTTTTTGTAGTTTGATAAGGAGGTGTTATAGGAGATAAAGAAGCAACATTAATAATATAATCTATGTCTCCAGTTTCTACAGTTTCAAAATCTTCAATATAAGGTATTAATTCACCAGTTACAGGATCTTCATATTCTTCCATTTCAGGTAGAGGTGGAGATAAAACATCTTCAACGGTACCTATCATTTGGCTATTAGTTTGAACTTCTCCTGCTTGAACATCAGCTGTAATATATACAGTAGTACCTTTAGTTATAGGTTTATCTAAACCTTTAAATGATAAAATTATATTACCTTGAGAAACAAATTCTTGCCCCCCTCCTTGACTAGCAAAAGCTTCAACTTCTATATTTCCCGGGAGTAAGGTTAGTCCTCTAAAAGAGGATTGGATTCCTCTTACAAATTCTGTTATTTTTTTTATTTCACTACCTACTTTACCTTCAGGAGGAAAGATTTTATTTACAGCAAAAGTAAAAGGATTACATAAATCATATGAATTAACTAATCTTAAAGTGTTTATAACACCATTTAAAGAATTAGGTACAGCATTAGCTTTTCTTACTTTTTTAAAATATTCCTCTCTTTCTTTTATATTACGCATGTTAACGATATCTCTATTAATATCGTTTCCATCACCAACAGTAATTTTAATGGCTTGTTGATTAATTTTTACCAACTGTTTTGTAGTGGTATTATTAATATCTCTTACTATTGCTTTTACGTCCGTCTTCACTATTGGGTAAAGTTTTTCTTAGAAATTAAACTCTCTAATTTGTTTTCAATTTTCGTAACAATAGCACCAAACTCAGATCCTGCACCTCTAACTCCTGTATTTTGGAAACCTTCAGCATCAGGAACATTTTCTAAAAATTTAGAGGCATCAGCTAAAGATATAGTAATTTCTCTTAGTAAATCTATTAAAATATCTCCTTTAACTAGAGGATGTTCTGAATCATCTCCTATACCTAATTTTATTTTTTGGGCATTAACTACAAAAGTACCTTTAGTATCAATATTAACACTTGAATCAGCAGAAATACCTACTGCCTTTTTAGCTAATATTAATGCCATATCTTCCTTACAGTTAATTGTAACTCTATCGGAATCAATTATAATTTGATTTCCAATATAAGGAAATGCTGGTTGATAAGGGACATCTTTTTTAGCAGGGGTGGAAGTTGTAGTTTGGGTATTGGAACCAGGAGCTGAAGGTGGTTGGGCTTCATTAATTTCTGGTTCAGGGATATTTACTTCAGGAATATTTGGGTTTTCAATTGCTTTAAGTTGTTTTTCTGCTTTCTTTCTTTTTCTACTTCCAAATAAAGCATAAGTTATCCCTTCAGGGACACCAAAGAATTGTTGATATAAATCAACTAATTGATCAAATATGTTAAAAATAATATCAACCATTGTTTAAATCTGGTTCTTGGTTTATAGTATCGTATACACTTCCTGTAGAATCTGCTTCTTTGGCAGAAACTTTAGTATTTTCTAAATCTACTCTTTGTAACCTTTCTGTAGTATCTACTTGTGGGACTGCATCTATCCCAAAAGAAGCAAAATTTCTTGTAGCTAATGCAACGGGTATTGATTGTCCTGCAGTAAGATATATAGATGACGCATCTCCTTGAATATTTTCATATATAGGAAACCAATTATCGCGGTTAAACCCTGTATCATACTGTCCATTTCTTAAAATAGTTAATGGAGTTCCATTAGCTCCTGAAGTGCTCCATGGACTTTGTATATCTTTGCTTCCTGAGGGTTGTTTGTTTGTAGAGGTAAAACGTAAAGAATTACCAAATCTACCTTCTACTATAACATCTCCTTCTTGAGGATATAAATTGCGTATTTTTTCGTTTTCGTTAAATATTCTCCCATAAACTGCTTCAGTTAATTGATTATCTTCGTTATTTTCAACACCATCTGCTACGTCTTGATCAGAGACAGTATTTGTATTTGAAGATATAGCGTTAGGGGAGGGCATAGCGTTTAAATGAACACCATTCCAAACATTTAAAGTACTAGTATAGTAGAAATCAAGTGCATCAGAGTTACCTTCTGTTATTCTTCTAAATGAAGGTCCTAGAGTAACGTAAACTACCTCGTTTATTAGGGGTAAATTACGATAATTTATATCCATTGGGTAAGCTATATTACCCTGTGGGAATTCACTTGGTATAGACCCCTTAGTTAATGGTTCAAATTTTATAGTACCTATACCCCACCAACCATCAGTTAATTGAAATATAGATTTACCATTTGAAGAGGGTGTAAGTGAAATGTCAATAACACGAACAGGGATCATCCCACCGCTACTAATTGCTCTATTAGTTGTGCGTTGAGATAAAACCGAGTTAGCTACTGGTGCTTGACTGTTAACTGGCATCCTCTATCTTTACTTCTTCTACTTTTTTATCTAATTCTTGGAGAGAGCTAAAGAGCATTTCTTTATCTTCATCTGAAAGTATCTCGTCTGTATCAGCCATTTTGCTATTCATAGCACGTTGAACGATACCTGCCATTTTAATTAAGGCATCATCGTTTTTAATGGCTAATTCCATATATTCTTTAATTAGAGGAACAATCATTGTTGCTTCACCTGGTGAGGTGATTAATGGTTTTAGTCCTTCTATTAAAGAACGAAGTTGAACTTCTTTATCTTTTTGATTAACGTGTATCTCCTTTAGGAGATCAGAGAAAGATTTCTTTCCAAATAATTTTACTTGTGAAAAATCCATAAGCAGTGCTTTGGATATAAATATAGATATACTAGAGATTTAGAACCTCATACTAACAGCTCCCGTTTCAATATATTGGGTCATTAACTTTTTATACACCTTTCTCATTTTCTTAATTACTTTAGTAATTTGAGGGGTAGGTTGATCTGTCATTTCGCGTATATAAATATATATTGCTTTTTTATTAAATAATTCTATATTTTCTCTTTTACGGAATAGTTCCATAATGGCATCTGCTGTTCGAGCATCTTCTTCTTTTGGAAAATGATCAAACAGATATAAATCCATATACTCTAAAAGATATTCTATAAACTCGGTTGCCTCGTCTTTAGGTTGTTCAACTAGATTTTGATTATTAATTAAATCAATTGTAATTGACTGGTCATTGTCTATAGCGTCTACTTCGGCTCGTTGTTTGAGTTTTTTATAATTGTTATTATTATATAAAATTAAATATCGTTTTGCGATAGTACCGAAATAAGAATAGGCTTTACCTTTATCTTGTTTATATAAATGAAGTTTCTCTAAAAGGAAAGCAGTTACCTCGTGTTGTAACTCGGCTATAGTTTCTACCTCTGTATAGTAGAATTTAAACGTATGGATAATATTTTCTGTTAGTTTATGGAAACCATACCATATACGTTCATTATATATTTTATTACGCATACGTTCATCAGTAGTATTTAAATACTCGATGATT